CGCCACTGTTCTGCGTAAGGGTGGTCTGCGAGTAGATTCCACTAATACTAACGCGGATGATTTCGAGAACAACCTAGTCACTGTCCGTGCAGAAGAGCGCCTCGGTTTGATGGTCCCGGCCCCGGCTGCGTTCGTTAAGCTGACTTTAACGGCGTGATAAGTATGGGTGATTCGCGTAAGCGGTGGAGGGTGGTTTTCCCTAACGGGTTTGAGACTACTCTTTTGATGACTGACGAATTCGCGGCGCGTTTTTATCCGGGGGCCGTGCCTGAGGGTGTGGCCCTGGATGGGGTCACAGCTGAGGATGAAGAGGTGGCGGGGGATGCTGTAGAGGCGCCCCCCGCCCGCCGTGGGAGTAAACCGAAAAACGGTTAGCCTGTTAGGGGGTGATAGCTGTGAAGAGGATTGAAAAGCCGTCGTCTTTTATAACTGTGGATATGTTGAAGCAGTTGGACCCTAAGGGCGCTGAGTTTATTAGTCAGGCGCATATTAACGCGGCTATTGCGTCCGTGCGTAATATTTGCGGCTGGCATGTTTTCCCTAGTTTGTCGGACAATATAACACTTACTGAACAGTCTGGGGACACTATTATCTTGCCCACAAAATCGGAACCTGTGGTTAATTCTATCGAGGTATATGCCTCCCTATCCCAGTCCGAGGGCGGGCAGATTTGGACTATCCGGTCCGGTGGTGAGTTTATGGCCTTTCCCGGTGGAATTGTGAAACTGGTAGGTATCCAGCTTAAGCCCGACTATTCGGTAAATGTTGATTTTGAGCATGGCTTTGGAACGCCGGGGGGCGGCGTAGATAGCTACCCACAGGACTTAATATCGGTGGTTCTGTCTATGGCGTCTAGGGCTGCACAACCCTCTGGGGCTATCACGGTGGGCGGTATCAGCATGGGCGCTACCACGGGGATCACACCACAGTCGCACGAATACCGGATACTTGATACCTATAAGCTAAGGGCGTTGCCATGATCGGCGCGATTTTTAACCAGACGGTGGAGATATTGCGCGCGGGCACAAAGCGTAGCCGCTACAGCTCGGAGACTGTGGCCGATTGGTCTAACCCCACAGTTATCCCGGTAGATTTTCCTGTTAGTGTGCAGCCCGTGGGGACTACTGAGGACGGGGTTTTACGCCCCACGGTAGACCAGTCCTGGAGGATGTACACACCACCGGGTACTGATTTGGATATTCGGGCGTCTGATCGCGTGAGACTAGGCGGGGTTTTGGTGATGGCTGTGGATGGTGCCCCCGCTCGCTGGCCGGACCCTAACAGCCCCGGTTCAGTTCATCATGTGGAAGTGGGGCTAAAGCATGTCGTCGGATAGGGTGCCGGACTTTATTTGGAGGGACGTCAACCAGCAAAAGGGGCTAAAGCGCCATTTGTTGGGGGTGGGGGAGCGTGTAGCCCGCGCCGCCCTGGCTGAGTCGCGTAAACACGGCGGTAAGGCTAATTATTCCGTTAGGTACAGTGTGCGACCCCGTGGCCGTGCCCAGGTACAGGTCTTTTCAGACAATAGGACTGAGGAGTACGGCGGGGAGGACACCCCCCGTATTGGCGCGCTTAGGCGCGTAATCAAAAGGGGAGGCTATTAACGGTGGATGTGTTAGCGGCCATTGTAGAGAAGCTACAGGGCGTTAATGATTGGCCGGTTTATGCTGAGCTACCCCACGATTTCGAGCTAGAGGGACTTCCAGCTGTGGATGTGTGGCAGGTCGGTCCCGCTGAACGACGCGCCGCCATGAACGCGTTAGGCGCGGATATTGTCGAGTTCGACGTCGATATTTACACCACCCCGGCTATGTGGAACAGCGGGGAGGCGTGGAAGCTAGCGAATGCGGCGCGGATGGAGCTGTGGAGGTGGTGGGGCGCGTCTATTCATGTGGTAGACGCCTCCCGCCCTGAGTCCCGGCCGGATCGTAACGAAAATATTAGGCGCGTGGGTTTCACCGTATCGGTGATGGTTGCGGCCTAGAAAGTATTTATATTCCTGAAGGGGGAATTATGGCTAAGGCTACTGTTGATGTTTCTAACCTGGTTGATTTGTCCCAGGCTAATTTTGCGCGTGAACTAGCGCTGCTTGGTGTTACGGGCGTAGCTCACTACGCGCCTTACGGCACTAAGCTACCTGAGTCTATGGAAAAGCTAGACAAGCCGTGGACAGCCCTGGGCTGGTGCAATGATTCTGGTATTTCTGAGTCGCAGTCCGAGGAGAAGAACGAGTTTAGCGTTTGGCAGTCTACCGAGAATTTGCGTGAGCAGATTAACAAGCGTGAATACACGTTTAAGCTGACCGCGTTGTCTATTGGCGGCCTGGCTAACGCTCTTTATTATTCTGTGCCTGAGGACATGATGGCGTGGGATGAGGAGACAGGGGTGGCGTCTTTCGAACAGGGCGGCACTATTCCTGAGGATTATATCTTTAGTTTGGTCATTGATATTGTTGACGGCCATAAGGCCCGCCGTATCGTTATCCCTAAGGCCACTGTCTCGGAGCGTGGGGACGTGAATTACACGCGTTCTGATTTGGTGGGTTATGAGTTCACCTTTAAGGCTAACCTGGATGCGGGCGCGGGCTATTCGGTTAAGCGCCTGTTTAAGGAAGGCTGGAAGCCCGGCACCGAAGGAACGATGCTCGCGGGCGCCGCCTCTGAAAACGGCCTAGGCGATTGGTCTAAGGACGTTGCCACTACTGAGGGTGACGCTAAGGCCTACACCTTTACGTTGAAGGGTGCCACCTCTGGTACCTGGGATTTGGCTGTCGGTGATAAAAAGGCTACGGGCCTGTCCTGGAAGGCTACCGATGAGCAGGTCCAGAAGGCGCTGCGCGCTAAGGGTGAAAAGACGGCCCGCGTATCTGGCAGTGTTCAGGGTGGGTTTACTATTTCCGGTGTGGCGTCGAAGCCTACGGTCACTGTTACCGCCCTAGAGGGCGTGACTAGTGCCGATGTTTCGGAGGCCGCCGCCTAGCCGGTATGGGTGACATGTGAGGGGCTGGGGGCTGTAAACCCCCGGCCCCTCTTATGTTGCCGCCTTTTTGTAGACTTGCAGCCCGCGCTAACGGGTGTGCGTGAGCACTTAGAAAAGTGAAGGTTTGCGCGCGTGGGGGAGTTGAAGGCAGGTCGCCCCCCACATGTTTGCGCGTTGTTCCTATTGGCGCGGTTGACCCCGCGCGGGTTGCATACAACTTAAAAAAAATTGACGAAAAAGACTTGCCGCATTTTTGAAAGGATCTGCCACAGTGACTATTAACCTAGATGCCATGCTTGCTAAGCGCCGTGAAGCCGTGGGGGACGCTAAGGGGTTCCCCGTTGAGTTTGGCGGTAAGACGTTTTATTTCACGGCCCCGGAATTGGCTAGTTCTGATTTTAATGATCGTTTTGACGAACTACAGCGGGATGTTCAAGACGGCCTAATGACAGCTAAGGATGTCCGCGCGGAATTCCTAGACATGTTCCTGGGAGATCAGTCGGAAGAATTCGCGGCCTTGTGTGAGAAGGAAAATGTAGACCCCACTCCGATCATTCTTTACGCTGTCCAGGAACATAACGAAGCTGTTGCAGAAAACCCTACCCAGATGCGCTCGCGGAATTCCCGGAAGCATGTGAAGCGGCGTTAATTGCTGAGTATGGGCGGGATTATGTTGCCGCGTTTTGGCGTGGGGAGATAACTACGCGGATGCTGGTAGCCCTGTTGAAGGGGCTACCGGCTGATAATGCGTTGGCGCGTGCACGGGGGCGGGAGTACGCGTGGACGCCGCTAGAGGACTTAGCGTGGGCGCAGGTGCAATACCTACGGCGTCTTGAGACTATGATGGCTACGTCTCTAGATCATAAGCAGCGGGAACTACCTAAATCGGTTCCTTACCCTTGGAGCGAGCCTGACGATGGGGTTAACCGTTTGGGCCGTGTTGATTCCGGTGATGAAACAGCGGCGGTTGAGTATCTGATGGGGATGCTTTCGGCGGGGGAGTAAATTTTTTTTGTGTTAGGGGTGGTGCGCCATGGGCATGGATTCTGTATTTATCCCTATCCTACCGGCGTTTGATAAGTTTTTTGACGAGACTAACAAAAACCTTAAAAAGGCTGGTGACGATGGCGGCAAAGTCATGGCTCAGTCTTTGGCGGACGGGATCAAGCGCGCGGAGTCTGATGTTAAGCGCGCTAGCGAGGCTATCGGCAGGGCTAAGGATAGGGCGGCTGAAAAGGCTGATAAGCTTAAAGTCGCCGAGCTTCAATATCAAGAGGTATTAGATAAGGGGGATGCTAAGGCGTCCCAGATTGCGGCGGCTGAGGCTAAGGTTGCTAAGGCCCGGCGCGATGTCGAAAGCGCGGACAAGTCCGTGGAAAAGGCTGTTAAAAACTTAGCTAACTCTGAGGAAAACCTTATAAAGGTAAATAATCAGACGGCGGACAGTTTTCAAGCGACAGAGAAACACGCGGGCCTCTTGGACGGCAAGCTAGGTGGACTAGCGAAGTCGGCGGGCGCTTTTATCGGCGGGTTTGCTGCATTTAGCACTATTAAAACCCTAGTAGTGGATGTGGGGGGCGCATTTGACGGCGCCTTTGACGCTATTCGCATTGGTACGGGCGCTACTGGCTCCGATTTGGAGGCGTTGAAGGATTCCATGCGGAATGTGGCCGGGGCCACCCCTGATGTGGCTGATGGCATTGAAGGGATCGGCACCACCCTGGCCGATCTGAATACGCGCCTTGGCCTAACTGGTAAGCCTTTGGAGACAATTACATCACAGCTTACCGAGTTGAAAAACATGGGTATGGAAACCGATGTTAACACTCTATCGGCTGCGTTTAAAGCTTTTGGCGTAGAGGCTGAGGCCATGCCGGGTGCCTTGGATGATCTGTTTAGGGCGTCACAGGCTACAGGGCTTAGCATTGATGAACTAGCAGCGGCGGCGTTGAAGGGCGCCCCACAACTTAAAGAATTTGGCTTTAACCTGGGGAACGCTACCGCCCTTGTGGGCCGTTTAGATAAGGCCGGTGTTAATTCACAACAGGTTATTGGCGCTATGGCTAAGGCTATGGGCGCATTCGCTAAAGAGGGTAGGGAGCCTAAAGAGGCTTTGGCGGAAACTGTGGCCCAGATGCAAGAGTTCATAGACACGGGGGACCGTGCCGGGGCTATTGATTTAGCTAGTCGTTTGTTTGGCGTCAAGGGCGCGGGACAAGTGATTCAGGCGTTGCAGGATGGTGCACTGGCCATAGATGATCTGGCCGGTAGTATCGGCGCCACGGGGGATACTATTCTTGATGTGGCGGCAGAGACTGCCGATTTTCCTGAACAATGGGCGTTGTTTAAACAACAGGCCATGTTAGCGGTGGAGCCTATAGCGTCCCAGATTTTCGGCTTGTTAGCACCCGCGCTGGAGCTGGTGGCGGAGAAGTTGGGGCCGCTGGTTTCAAAAATTCAAGAGGCTGTAGATTGGGGCAAACAACATAGGGACTTAATGACTGTATTGAGTGGCGCGGCTTTGGGCGTGGCGTCTGCGTTTGTGGCTGTTCAAACGGCCCAGGCGGGCCTATTCGTTGTAGGTAAACTAAAGGCAGTTGTTGCGCTTTACAAGGCTTGGCGCGCGGGTACCCTGTTGCAAACAGTGGCCCAGATGGGGCTTAACACGGCGCTGCTGTCTAACCCTATTGGGTTGATCGTGTTAGCTATTGGTGCTGTCGTTGGCGCCCTGGCTGTTTTCTTTACAAAGACGGAAACAGGGCGGAAACTGCTAGATTCCCTGAAAGGCCAGATTGGTGAGTTCTGGGACACTCTAAAAGGTTGGGGTTCTGGTATCGCTGACTGGGCTAAGGGAATTTGGGGCGGCATTAGTGATTCTTTCGGTAAGGCGTGGGAGTTTATTAAGGACTTTGGCGGCGCCGTGGCTGACGTGTTCAGCATTTTTACTAAGGGTGATTACACGGGCGGCCTGGCCGCGTTTGGCTTTGAAGAAGACAGTGGCCTAGTCAACTACCTGTTAACTATTCGTGATGCGTTCCTAAATACCTGGGAGATTGCTAAGGGTGTTTTTGGGTTCCTATGGGATGCGTTTAAGGGTGTTTTGCAGGTTGTGCAGCCCTTTGGGGAGGCGCTAGTCTGGATCATTCGCCAGGGTTTTCTGTTCCAAAAATTCCTAGTTAGTGGCATGTTTGACATAGCTAAACTGGCTATTGATGGTTTCGTCAGCGCTTTTGTCTCGATTCGTGATTTCATTATGCCGGTCTGGGATTGGTTTAGTGGCGTTTTGGTCGCTGGCTGGAATGCGGCGGTTGAGGGTATGCGCGTAGTTTTTGAGCCTGTCGCTAACGCTATCGTCACGGCGTGGAACTGGATTAGAGACGGCGCTACTGCTGTGTGGGACTGGATTCGCGAGGGCGTGTTGTGGGCCTGGAATATGGAAGTTGAGGGCTGGTCCAACGCCTTTAATATCGCTAAGGATTTTATTCTTGGAGTATGGGAGACCCTGAAAAACGCCCTATTGGCTGGCTGGCAGTGGATAGACGCTAACGTTTTTACGTCTTTGCGCGTGGGCCTGGATGTGGTTAAAAACGCGTTTGGTCTCGCCGTGGATGGCGTTACTACATTGTGGGATAATGTACGCGCAGCGGCGGCTAAACCCATTAAGTTTGTTATTCAAAGGGTCTTTAACGACGGTATCGTTAGTGCTTGGAATAAAGTCGCTGATTGGGTGGGGCTCGATAAGGTCCAGCCCTATGAGCCTGAATGGTTAGGCGCGTTTGCTGACGGTGGTGTGTTGCCTGGATACACGCCGGGGCGTGATCCCTATACCTTTGTGGAGCCGCGTAGTGGTCTAAAAATTGGGCTGTCTGGTGGCGAGGCTATCATGAGGCCGGAATGGGTGAAGGCTGTAGGCGGCGTCGCCGCTGTGGACGCTATGAATAAAACGGCGGCGTCTAGCGGCGTTAGCGGCGTCCGTAAACAATTAGGTGAAGGCGCGGCCTTTGCTAACGGCGGCGTGGTTGGCGACCTGGATAAGCGCGTGGCGTCCCTGTTCGGAAAACTGAAAGGTGAGCACGGCAAGCCCTACCAGTACGGCGGCGTGGGTAACCCGTCGTGGGACTGCTCGGGCCTGTGGTCTGGTATCGTTCAGGATTTGAATGGCGGGAATTTGCACGGTGGACGTATTTTTAACACCGAGTCTAATTTCGGCAATTTCGGCTTTGTCCCCGGTCTTGGAGGCCGCGTCACTATTGGTGTGCTGTCTGGTAAAGGCGGCGGCGCTAACGGGCACATGGCCGGGACTATTGACCGGGTTAATATTGAGTCCTCTGGTGATAATGGTGTTCAGATCGGCGGGCGTGCCCGTGGTTCTGACCACCCCCTGTTTAACCATGCGTACACGCTAAAGGAATTCCTAGGGAAGTTTATTTCCGGTGGCGCCGGTGGCGGCGGTGGTTTCTTTGATATTCGCGCGCATGTCCGCAATATGGCGGAGGCTGTTTTGCGGCCTATCATGGACGCTATACCGCAATTCAACGGCACCCTAGGCTACGTCCCTAAGGCGTTTGCTGGGAAACTTAAAGACGCTGTTCTGAATTTCATTTCCGACCATGCCGGGTCGTTTAATGGCGGCGCGGGCGTTTCTGGTAACGCTGAAACGTGGCGTGAGATGGCTATGGCCGCGATGCGGCGCAATGGGTTTAACGCTGATGACCCGCGTCAGGTTGATGCGATGATTCGACAGATTCAGAGCGAGTCGGGCGGCATTCCAAACCGTAATCAAGAGATTGTCGATGTTAACGGTACGGGCGCGGCGGCGGGACAAGGTCTGTTGCAGATCATTCCCGGCACGTTTGCGGCCTATCGTGATCCGTCGTTGCCTAACGATCGGACGGACCCGTGGGCTAACATGAATGCGGCGCTACGCTACTACCGTGCGCGTTATGGCGATGACCTCACCACTACGTGGGGGCATGGACATGGCTATGATAGCGGCGGCTGGTTGAAGCCTACCCCGGGCGGTTTTGGTAGTTACTTTAATCACACTGGCAAACCGGAGGCTGTGCTGACGGAGGGTCAGTGGGCGCGTGTGTCCAGGCTTGTGGGTTCTGTGGATGCGTTAGTGGCGGAATTGCCACGCATTTTACAGGGCGGTCCCCGCGCTTGGAATGAAACGGCGGCGCATTTGCAACACCTGGTAGACACAGGTGATTACCTGGGGAACGAGTGGTTTTCTGAGTCTAGCCCGCTTGCTAAGGCGGCGCTGGTAGCTCATAACTACTTTAAGGATGTTGGCAACCCCGGGCAGTTTGGGCGCCCGGATCAGTGGGCGACGCACTTTGGTAGCGCGGCGGTGGCCGGTGTAGCTAATGACGTTTTGGGCCTATTCGGCCTGGATGGTATTATCGGCGGCTCTTTGAAGCAGTCGTTTGTTGATCTGGTGAACGCGGGCGCCGATACTGCCAGTGCTCAAACAGGCTACCCCGTGGGGCATATCCACGCGGGCAGTTTGCAGCCAGTGGCGGTGCTGGATGACAACGGGATTGTCGTGGGTGAGGCGTCTAGGGCTGTTGGTGTTGAGGCGTCGTCGGGGTCGAATACTACCGTCACGGATAAAGACGGTGTGGAGAAAACCCCGGTGGTTGATTCGTCCAGTTCTACTACCAAACTAGAGGTTAGCCTTGATCCTGATAGTAGCTACACAGGTAAGCAGGTTGAAGAGCTGCTAAAGGGGCTTAACGAAAAGGTTAGAGGCCTGGATGTTGAAGTTAAGGGTCTGAAAAAGGGCCAGGAGGCCACGGTTACCAGTGGCTTGTCGATCCTGGTCTAAAAATTTACTAACGGTTAGGGGTGGTTTAGTTGGTGAAGGATATGTACACGGTAACGTGGACTAGCCACGCGGGGCGGCGGTGGATTCTAGAAGGGGATTTACGCGCCCGCCGTGGGGTGATCTTTACGGGGCTAGACGGCATGGTGGGGACGGTTAATCGCTCTAGTGTTGATCGTTCTACGGGCGTGGGTGTGGTTGATACTGCTACCACGTTTGGCGCGATGTCTGGCACTCTGTCTGTGGCTGTTTATCCTGACGGGGACGCCCCTTTGGGCCGCGTGTACACTGAGTTTGCGCGCGGTTTTGACCTAACGCGCCCCGGGGTTTTGGAGGTAGTGACGGCGGGGCGTGAAGTGTGGCGCGCTGAGTGTGTTTTGTCGGAGCCTGTGGGCGCCCCGTCTATTAGCCCTTACGCGGCCGGCTTGTGGGAGGCTGGTCTCTCGATCCCGTTGTATTGTTCGACGGGCGTGTGGTGTTCCCCGTGGGAGGTGGAGGTCTCTGATAGCGCGGGTGTTCACGTCACTAATACGGGGGATTTGCCTTTGTTCCCCTACATTGAATGGGTGGGGGCTGGTAAGTCGTTCACGGTTAACGGGGTGCGTATTTCTTTGCCTACGACCACACGGCCCCGGTTTCTTTCTTGTGACCCGGGGGAGGGGTTTGTGGTGCGCTCCGAGGGGCCGGAGGGTCCTAAGGATGTGGAAACGTGGTCGGCTATGCGTGGCGCGGCTGTGCCGTTTAGGGTTGACCCCGGGGAACAGATGCACGTGGCTATTGATTCAGGTTTGAAAGTGCACACGCTCCAGCGGGCGTTAAGCCCTTGGAGGTGATGCCGTAGTGTCTGATTTTATTAATTGGCTGGATCAAAGGAACGCGGCCCATGCAACGGGCGACGGCTGGGGTCTATGGTTAACCGATAAATATTTTAACCCGGTGGCTGATCTTCACGGCTGTAATAGCCTGTCTTTTGAAGATAAGGTTAACGCCGTGGGGGTTATGGAGATTGTGCTACCGGGGGATCACCAGGCTGTAGCGGCGCTTTTGCCTTTGGATTTGGAGCGGGTGGGCGCCCCCGAAGCCATGTGGGGGGCCCTGGTTGATTCTGGACAGTTCCTTATTTTTGAAGGGCCGGGGGGCGCGTCGGCGCGTATTGTGGGCCGGGGCGCTCGGAGCACGGCCCCCCGGGGGCCGG